GAAGCGTGGCGCGCGAAAATGAAAGAGAGGTTAACGAATGGCATTAAGAGCACTGATGAAGCGTAAGGAGCTTGACCAGGTCAACAAGGAGCTGGCGGATCTGAGAGCCAAGCAGGAAGGCTTCGCTACACGTGAGGCAGAGCTGGCGCAGATGATCGAGGAGGCGCAGACCGACGAGGAGCGCTCCGCAGTCGAAGCTGAGATCACGGCCTTCGAGACGGAGCAGGCTGAGACAGAGGAGGCTGTCGCAGGACTCGAAGAGCGCGTCAGCACGATCGAGGCCGAGCTTGATGAGCTGGAACAGGAACCGGCGCCGGCAGATCCAGAGCCGACACCGACACCGAACGAAAGGGGAACTATTATCATGAACAAGAGAAACATTTTTGCAGGTATGGATGTACAGACCAGAACGGCGATGTTCGCTCGTGAGGATGTCCAGGGCTTCCTGACTCAGGTCAGAACACTGATCGCAGAGAAGAGAGCGATCACCGGCGGCGAGCTTCTGATCCCGGATGTGTTCCTGGGTATGATCCGCGAGAACATCATGGAGTACTCCAAGCTGTATAAGCACGTCAACGTCCGTCAGATCGGCGGCAACGGCAAGATGGTCGTAATGGGTACCATCCCGGAGGCTGTATGGACTGACTGCTGCGGAACGCTGAACGAGCTCACCTTGGGCTTCAATGACGTTGAGGTCGACTGCTGGAAGGTCGGCGGATACTTCGACATCTGCAACGCTACACTGGAAGACTCCGACATCGATCTGGCATCCGAGCTGCTGACAGTTCTGGGACAGGCGATCGGCCTGGCACTGGACAAGGCGATCCTGTTCGGTACCGGTACACGTATGCCGCTGGGCATGTTCACAAGACTGGCTCAGACAGAAGCACCGGCAGATTATCCGACAACAGCCAGAACATGGGTCGATCTGCATACTTCCAATATCAAGAGCATCGCGGCGTCCCAGAAGGGTATCGATCTGTTCAGAACTTTCCTGACAGACACAGCCGCTGCAAAGGGCAAGTACTCCAGAGGTGAGAAGGTCTGGGTCATGAACGAGACCACATACACCGCGCTGGTGGCTGCAGCCATGACGATCGATGCAGGCGGCGCGATCGTGGCAGGCGTCAACGGACGTATGCCGGTTATCGGCGGCGTTATCGAGGTCCTGGACTTCGTACCGGACAATGTGATCCTGGGCGGATACTTCGACCTGTATCTGCTGGCTGAGAGAGCCGGTACAAGACTGGCTCAGTCTGAGCATTACAGATTCGTCGAAGACAGAACAGTCTTCAAAGGTACCGCAAGATACGACGGCCAGCCGGCGATCGCAGAAGCGTTCGTGGCGATCGGTATCAACGGCACGACTCCGTCCGCATCCGGTATCACTTTCGCACCGGACGAGGCAAATGCCTAAAGACTAATACTGTTTACCAGGCGCGGCTGGGGTCGGGAAAACCAGCCCCGGCCGTCACATTTGAGGAGGATATCTGATGGAACAGGCGACAATGCTGCAGATGCTGAAGATCGATCTCGGCATCTCCACGCTGGCATACGACGGCCGGCTGATACAGTATCTGGAAGCGGCGAAGAATGAGATATTGCGGGAAGGCTACACGCTGACCGATTCGATCGACGATGCTAACCTGCAGATCAACTACGCCGCCTGGATGTGGCGCAGACGTGACACCGCAGAAGGTATGCCGCGGATGGTCAGATGGCAGCTGAACAACCGGCTGTTCGACATCAGCGCCGCCGGAGGTGAAACCGATGGATGATGTGATCACTCTGATACAGGAAGCTGTCACCGGGCACGATGAGAACGGAAACGAGATCATCGAGCACATCGAGCGCGAGCTGTTCTGCCGTGTATCGGGTGTCACCCGGGCGGAGTTTTACCAGGCGGCACAGGTCGGCCTGCAGCCGGATCTGACGGTCAGACTGTCCTGCTCGGACGATTACTTCGGTGAGAAGCTGGCCCGGTTCCACGAGGAGAACTATGCGGTGATCAGAACGGTCACAGCGCTGGACTCCACGCGGTCGGGCATGGCTCTGGACGAGATCGAGCTGGTCCTGAGCAAGAAGGCCGGCGATATCGACGACGGTGAGACGGAATACCTGACAGACGACGTCGGGCAGCTGCTGACGACAGGGGCGTGATCCTATGGCAAAGCGATTACATTCCAAGAAAATGGGCGAAAAGTGGTCCGCCGAGATGATGGAAGCGCTGGAGCAGTACGTCGAGGACGAGAAGGAGATCGCGGACAAGATCTTCGAAGAAGTCGCAGACGATACACGCGACCTGCTGAAAAACACATCTCCGGAGCGGACCGGTGCCTATGCGTCCGGCTGGGAAGTCAAGCAAGAGAAGATCGGTCTGACGAAGGATAGCATCAACTACATCGTGTGCAACCCGACGCATTACCAGCTGACGCACCTGCTGGAGCGGGGGCACCAATCCTATAATGGGAAGGGCGGACCGTATAAGCGCGTCAAGGCGAGGAAGCACATCGCACCGGCTGAGCAGAAGGGGATCGATATGCTGCTGGAAAGGCTGAGGAATAAGTTATGACAATCTATCAGATGCTTGAGACGCTGGGCCGTCCTGTAGCGTGGGGCTATCATTCGAGGCCCCGAGAGCTTCCGTACTTCTGCATACTGGGATCCGGACAGGATCAAAAGATAGCAGACAATACGTACTACACGCGGCAGGACCGGTATCAGGTCGAGTATTACTTCAAGAAAAAGCAGCCGGAGTTCGAGGCACAGATCGAGGACCTGCTGCTGGAAAACGGATACAGATACACCAAGACCGAAGATATTTACATTGAGGATCAGGATGTATTCGTGATTTATTACGATATCTAAGAAAGGGGAATCCATTATGGCAAATCCTAACAAGGTTGAGTTTGGAATCAGCAACCTGCATGTGGGAACCTACACCGTCACGGATGGGGTGGTGGCGCTCGGCGCACCGTATCACCAGCCCGGCGCGGTCAGCTTCTCCCCGGAGCAGGACGCGGAGGATAATACCTTCTACGCTGATGACATCGCATACTGGAGCCAGTTCACGGAAGGCCCGTTCAGCGGCGATCTCGAGGTCGCTCTGTTCGACGACGCGTTCAAGCTCCAGTTCCTGGGGTATAAAGAGCTGACTAACGGCGGCGTCGCTCAGGTCAAGAACCCGGTCAAGCCGAACGTGTACATCGCGTTCCAGGTCAAGGGCGACAAGCAGAACCGCAGGGTGGTCTTCTACAACTGCGCGCTGGGTGTTATCGGCAGAAGCTACGAGACAGTCGGAGAGACGACAGAACCGGCGACCGAGACACTTGGCATCAACTGTACAGGTGATGATGTGTCCGGCGTAACTAAGGCTGTTCTGAAGCCGGGCGACGCAGGGTATGACACTCTGTTCACAGCACCGACAGCACCGGAGATCAAGACGACATAGTGAAGCGGGTCCACGTGGCCCGCTCTTTTTCCATATAGGAGGCAAACATGGAGAAGGTTATCAACATCGCAGGAAAGGACGTCAGGCTGTCGAATAACACGGCCTGGCTTATGGAATATCAGGATCAGTTCGGACAGGACATCGTGCCGGTCGTCATTCCGCTGGCGATGAGCATCATCGAGGGCTTGGCGGCGGTCGTGGGAGATAACGGCCTTGAGGGGCTGGATGCTCAGACGATCGCTCAGTCAATACAGGGAAGAACGACCGACATCATGATCCCGGCGATGCAGCTGAATTACACCGACCTCGTGGTCAATGTCGCGTGGGCGATGGCGAAGGCGGCTGACGAGAGCATCGAGCCGCCGAAGCGCTGGATCCGGCAGTTCGATTCATTCCCGGCGGATGTAGTCGTGCCGGCTGTGCTGGATCTGATCAAGAGACAGTTCGTATCGGTAAAAAACTTGAAGCGGCTGGAGGGGACGCTCGACGGAATGAAAAGAAACCTTCAGCCGGAAAACCGGTCGGGCTTAGCGACGTCGTCCTCGCAGGAATCGAACGAGGACTGACAATGTCTGATATACGAAAAATGCAGCTCGGTCAGGTCGTGGACTTCGTGATCGCGTACAACGAGCGACAGGAAGAGGCCGAGAAGGCCCAAGAGAAGCCGAAAAAAAGGATGGCGACTCAGGCCGAGATCGACGCGTTTTTCGGGTAAGAGGTAAACAATGGCGAGCGGAACCATTAAAGGCATAACAATTCAATTCAGAGGCGAGACCAGCTCACTTGACAAGGCTCTGAAGGGAATCAACTCAGAGACCAGAGCAACGGAGAAGGAACTGAGAGCGGTCGACAGGGCGCTGAAGTTCAACCCGACCAACATCGAGCTGTGGCGGCAGAAGCAGCAGCTCCTGACTCAGCGGGTATCTGAGACGAAGGACAAACTGGACGTTCTGAAGCAGGCCCAGAAGCAGATGGACGCGGACGGCGTCGAGAAGACGTCGAGCGAATACCGGCAGCTGCAGCGGGAGATCATCGAGACGGAATCCAAGCTGCAGAAGTTCGAAGGCGATCTGAAGCAGGTCGGCAACGTCAAGCTGAAGGTTCTGTCCCAGCAGGCGAAGGAAGTCGGCGACAAGCTGAACGGAGCGGCGGATGCGATGCGCGGTCTGTCTATGGCGGGCGCGGCTGTAGCCGGTTCGATCGGCACACTGGCATATAAATCCGGCCTGCTGGCTGACGACCTGAACACGATGTCGAAGCAGTACCACATCAATACACGCGACCTGCAGCAGTATTCGGTCGCGGCTGATCTGGTTGACGTATCGACAGAAGCGATCGCCAAGTCGCACGTCAAACTCGAAAAGAGTATGGCATCTGCAGCGGACGGAACCGGAGCATCGGCAGAAGCGTTCGCCAAACTGGGCGTCAACATCAAGAATGCGGACGGATCCTTCCGGAGCGGCGACGAAGTATGGCAGGACGTCATCTCGTCCCTTGCCAATGTGACGGATGAGACCGAGAGAGACACGCTGGCGATGCAGCTGATGGGCAAATCTGCGTCAGAGCTGAATCCGCTGATCGCGGACGGCGGCGAGACTTATAAGAACGTCGCGGACACACTGAAGAAGTATAACCTGGACTTTATTGATCAGGAGACACTGGACAAGGCGAACGCGTTCAATGACCAGCTTGATATCATGAAGGCCGTCGGACTGGTCGCGCTGCAGAGCATCGGCGCGGAGCTGGCAGGATATCTCGAACCGGCACTGCGGAAAGTCGCCGGATGGATGGGCAAGCTCGCCGAGTGGCTCGGCGGACTGGACCCGCAGATCCTGACGGTGATCGGAGTGATCGGTGCGCTGGTAGCGGCTATCGCTCCGCTCCTGATGGTGCTCGGCAAAGTCGCGTTTTCCATCAGCTCGATCATGAGCTTAGCATCGACTCTGGGGCTGTCCTTCTCAGCGCTGGCCGGTCCGGTCGGCATCGTGATCGGAGTTATCGCGGCGCTGATCGCAATCGGTGTCCTGCTGTATAAGAACTGGGACAAGATCAAGGCAACAGCCAAGAAGCTGAAGGATGCGGTCGTGGCTACGTTCCAAGGCATGAAGGACCGGGTAAAGAACATATTTACCGGCATCAAGGAAGGCATGACAAAGCCGATCGAGAAGGCGAAGGATTTGATCAAGGGATTCATCGATAAGATCAAGGGCTTCCTGAACTTCAAATTCAAATTGCCTCATATCAAAGTGCCGCACTTCAGCATACAGCCGCCTGGCTGGTCTATCGGCGACCTGCTGCAGGGATCTATTCCGTCTCTCGGGATTGACTGGTACGCCAAGGGCGGTATTTTCAAAAGACCGACGGTTGCCGGCCTCGGTGACGTGCGAGGCGGTGAAGCGGCGGTCCCGCTTGATCCGTTCTGGGATAGAATGGACCGTATCGTGGAATCGGTCGAAGCTAACAGCGGGCAGACGGTGATAAACGTATACGCGTCCGAGGGAATGAACGTGCGCCAGCTGGCAGATGAGATCGAGCGGCGCATGGTCCGCAAGCAGAGACAGAGAGAAAGGGCATTTGCATGATGCGGAATACCTTTACTTTTGACAACGTAAACAGCGCAGATTACGGCGTTTTCATCTCAGGAGACGCCGTTTTCAATGCGCCGGTAAAACAATATGAGATGATATCGATCCCGGGCAGGAGCGGCGACCTATCGGTCTATCAGAACCGGTTCGAGAATGTCGAGCTAACCTATCCGGCGGGAATCGTCGAGGATTTCGATGCCAACATCGAGGGGCTGCGGAACCAGCTGCTGAGCCGGACAGGGTATCAGAGGCTGACAGACACATATCACCCGGACGAGTACCGACTGGCGGTGTATGAGGGCGGCCTTGACGTGGATCCGGTTCACTACCTGCGGGCGGGCGAGTTCGATATTACATTCAACTGCAAGCCCCAGCGGTTCCTGGTATCGGGAGATACGCCGCAGGTGTTCACAGGCGCAGGAACGATAACCAATCCGACGCTGTTCCCTGCGAAGCCCCTGCTGGTAGTCACCGGCAAGGGGACGCTCGGCATCGGAAACGACAGCATCATCATCTCAGGAACCACGACCAGACCGGTCTATATCGACTGCGACATCATGGAGGCGTGGACGGTCTCCGGAGCATCGAAGGTTCCGTATAACAGCTACGTCCAATATTCTAACCATAAGCCGCCGACACTGGCTCCGGGAGAAAGCGGGGTATCACTCGGAAGCGGCATCTCACAGGTCAGCATCACACCGAGGTGGTACAGAGTATGATTCCGATTCTATATGACAGATATGAGACTCAGTTCACCAGCAGCGGCATCGGCCCGCTGTCGGATGCGACCTCGTGCCTCGTCACAGAGGAACGGAACGGCATCTATGAATGTGAGCTGGTCTACCCTATTACAGGCAATTATTATACCTACATCGAACACGGCTGCATCCTGTACGTACCGCATGACGATACGCAGGATCCGCAGCCTTTTGTTGTTTACGCCCATTCCGCACCGATCGACGGCCAGGTGACTTTCTGGGCGCACCACATCTCGTACCGGCTCAACAACATCACTGTCGAGCCTTACGAGGCGTCCTCATGCGCTGCGGCTCTGCTGGGCATCGGAAACAACTCAGTCACAGACTGTCCGTTCACCTTCTGGACGGATAAGAGTACGACGGGCAACTTCAAGCTGTCGGTTCCGACAGAGGCCCGGGCGATCCTCGGAGGCGAGGAAAACTCGATACTGGACGTATACGGCAAAGGTGACTATGAGTGGGATCACTTCGATGTGAAACTCCACGCTGATCGCGGTCAGAACACCGGCGTCGAGATCCGGTACGGGAAGAACCTGATCGACCTGACTGAGGAGGAAGACAGCTCCAATCTGTTCGATGCGGTCGTTCCGTACTGGTTCGGCACCGTGGATCCGGAAGAGGAAGGGGCTGAGCCGGAGGAAGTTCTGGTCATGCTGCCGGAGAAGTTCGTCGCATATGGCGATTCTGACACAATGATCGACCTGCTGGCAACAGAGCGCCTTGAGATCATCCAGACGCAGAACGGTGTGGATATCTACGTGGACGGAGAAGAGATCAGGACGGTTCCGCTGGATCTGACCGACAAGTTCGACGAGCAACCGACAGCTGAGCAGCTGCGGGCGGCGGCTACGTCATACCTGGAGTCAGCGCAGGGCTGGCTTCCGGTGAAGAACATCGAAGTCGACTTCGTCCAGCTGTGGCAGACAGAAGAATATGCAGAGTACGCACCTCTGCAGCGCGTCAGACTGTGTGATCTGGTCTCGGTGTATTACCCGGAACTGAAGGTCATCGCGGTACAGCAGAAGGTCGTGAAGACGGTCTACAACGTACTGCTGGACAGATACGACAGCATCGAGCTGGGCGAACTGCAGACCACGCTGGGGCAGGAGATCCGGGACTCGCTCGATATAGACACGAGCGGGTTCGTGAAAGAATCCGAGCTGACGAAGGTGATCAGCCAGCTGAACAATATGCGGGAAGATCTGGAGTCACAGATCGACGGCAAGATACAGACGTGGAGGCAGGCGACAGATCCTGCGGCAAGCTGGACGGCCGAGGAGAAGGCCGGCCATAACGGGGATCTGTGGTGCTATACAGGAACGACCACAACAACGTATACACATCTCGGTACGTACCGGTATACGTATGACGCTTCGACCGGAACCGGAACGTGGACGGCCTATGATGCGACCAAGCAGCTGTTCGATGATATCGACGGCAAAACGACGATCTATTATGGGACACCTTCCGGTACATACGCGGACGTTGCGACCGGCGACTATCTGGTTGACGGAACAGACGGGAGCACGTACCGCTGGGACGGTTCTGCATGGGTAAAGGTAACGGATTATAACTCGGCGATAGCTGGACTGAAGACCACGCTGGAGGCTCAGATCGATGCGCAGGTCGAGACATGGGCACAAAGTACTAACCCGGCATCAAGCTGGGCGGCGGCTGACCGGCCGACCCATACAGGCGATCTGTGGCTGTATACCGGCACATCGAATCTGACGGTCGGGGGCACGACGATCAGACCGCAGGGCGTTTACCAGTACAACGGAACGAGCAATACATGGTCTGCCTATTCGTCCACGACTAACAACCTGTTCGATCTCGCGGATGGTAAAACGACTATTTATTACGGCTCACCGTCAGGAACCTACGCTAATAAAGAGTATGGCGACTATCTCGTTGATTCTTCGGACGGCTGCACCTACAGATGGAACGGCTCATCATGGATCAAGGTCACGGACTACAAGACCGCGATCGAGGACTCCATGCAGTCAATGATCGATGAAGCGGTGCAGAACGCTACCGGCAAGATCACCGGAGCGCAGGGCGGCTACGTCTACATCAAGCCAAACGCGAACGGGTACCCGCAGGAGATCCTGATCATGGACACGCAGGATTACACCACGGCTACCCACATATGGCGCTGGAATGTGAACGGGCTGGGCTATTCCAGTACCGGCTACAATGGCACCTACGGAACGGCGATCACGATGGACGGGAAGATCGTGGCGGACTACATCACCGCCGGCAGGCTGAACGCGAACATCATCAAAGCCGGCGTCCTGCAGGATGCGAACGGGAACACGTCGCTTGATATGAGCACCGGCACGTTAACCATGAAGAAGGGGAGCATCAA